GAATCCTTTTCCTCGATTTATTATTTATTTTAATTAATCTTTGGAAGTTTGTTGATTATGTAGATAATAATCGGTAAAGTTAAAAATTGGTATCTAATGTAATACCAGAATAGCGCTAAGGCTATACTGTCTGACTTCGTTTTCTTTTCTCTAAAATGGCACTTCACCATACATTGATTTTTGTTTGTTTCAGCTCAGGATGATAAAAATAAATAATAGCACTTATGGATTATTCAAAAATTCAGATCAGCTCTAGAAAAAATAATCCCACTGTTTTACCGATAAGGTTTGCTAAGGGTTTATTATCAAAATTCGAACTTTATAACCTATTTAATAGGTCTAAAGACTCCAGAACTTTTAATTCATATCGCAGGTATGAAACGTTTATGAAAGTGCTACAAAATAAACTTTCTCTGGTGTGTAAGATTAATGATGTAAACCGCGCGACTAAAATCACTTGGAACGCCGTACATTCAGGACCTCCATTTATTGTTGAAAAGGAGTTTAAAAAATTATTTCCTGAAGTTCAGATACCTGACGTCAATATTAAAGAAAAAACTCTTGAAGAGAGAGAGAAAGTGTCACATGAGTTACAAATTAAATCACCTGGGTCACACGCATTTCTAAGAAAAAATAAGACCTACCTTTTCAACAAATTAGATGAATGCTTAAACTTAAAAGGAAAAAAATTTAATACCATGTTCGTTCATGATGCTGTTGACTTTTTACCTCAATCTACTTCATCTGCTTTCCCGAAGTTTAATAAAAAGCACTTCAACAGGGACGAAATGATTCAAAAGTTATATTCTGTACTAAAGACAGCAGACATTAGCTGGATCTATTACCCTACAGTAATTCGTTGGAGAACCCAACAACGTATGTCCGGACCTAAATTTCGCCAGTTTTTTATGTTCGCACATTTAATACTTTGTATTGAAGCATACTTTTTTGGGAACATAATTAAATATATAACAAACGATCCTCAATCTTCATATTGTAGCGGTGATACGTTTATTAGTTTACGTCAAAAAATTATTCGGTTAAAACAAAACGGTCGATACATAGTTAGTGGAGATATCAAAATGTTTGATGTTTCTCTTTCAATTGAACTATTGTATACTGCATACATATATTTGAAAAGTAAGATTTATTTTAAAAATAGACGGGAAAGCCTAATTTATAATGCTCTTATGTTTTACGGATGCTTTTGTGTAGTATTTTCCATTCATAATGGTATACCAACTCAATTTATAAAAAAGAGAGGGTTAATGTCTGGATCATTAACTACTAACTTAATCGGAACTATAATTAATTTAATTTTAATTATATCATATTTAAAAACAAATGATTGTGAAGTAAGTTACAAAACAATTCTAGCTATGGGCGACGATAGTCTTGCTTCAACAAACAAATATCTTTCACTCGATATGTTAGCTTCATTTCTTTACGAAGAATACGGCATTATCTTAAGTGTTGATAAGTCTGTACTATATGATCTAAGCAAAGGCGAAACTACGGTTTTCTTTCTTGGATATGAAATGGATGAAAATGGTAGGTACGCCAATTTTGAACTCTTTAAGAAGCAACTTGTTTTCACTGAACAGTACATCTCCGAAGAAGTTCTTAGCACTAAGGCGAGGTTGTTTTCTAAACTAGCATCAATATCATTTAAATGTAGTGACGGTTACAAATTTTGGGACATCTATGCACCAAAATTAGCAGCTAATTTGGGTTGTGAAGTACCAGAATACTTTTACGATATATATAGTAGAGATTTCAGTAGTAAAGGTGAACGAGATAAGAAGTATACTGTTAAAAAAAGTATTTCATCTTATAAATACAACGGTTGGTTAAATCAATAGTCGTTGGGGGTTCTCG